ATCTTTTTTTGGTGAGGAATATAAATCAACTGGTACTATTACAGGGTGCAATAAAAAAAGAAGTTGGTTTGCAAATGTAATAATGCAAGATGATAAAATAATAAAAGTAAAATAACAATAGGAGTAAGTATGTATAAAAAAGATAGAGAAAAATTAATTAAAAGATTAAGCAATCTAGATTTAAAAACATTAATTGAACCTACTTATACATACAAAGAGCATAAGAAAAAAACTTTTATAAAAGTATTGGAAGCGATAATTGAAAAAGAAAATGATTATGCTTATGACAATGCGTGTGATAGGTGTGGTGTATTAGATACTGATTTAATTGTAGCTGACGCATTAAAAAATATAGTTAATGGAATAAAAAACAATTGCTATGGAGAGGATTTATTTAGAAGTAAAAATCCAAATAAAGTGGAGGTTGTATAAATAAAATTATGGTTGACATAATCTTGCCAAAATTATTTGGTAAGCAATAATAACAATAACAAATAGGAGTTAAGATGTTTAAAAAAGAGATGAGTATAAAAGAGTTTATTGAACAACCAGAAATCAAAACCTTAATTGAAAAAGGTATGATGACTGTTAATGCAATAGATGAGCAAGAAGAAATCATTGATGAGAATGTTGATGAATTTGTAGATGAAATAAATAAAACTGGTAAACTAATATAGGAGGAGTAATGCAAAAATATAATCAATACACTTTAGAAAATTATTTTAAAATTCTAGAGATACAAACAGGCAGAAAAAATCCATGTGATATAATGGAATTTTTAGAAGAGCAATATTTTTCTAAGTCTAAAGAAAAGTATGTTAAGTATAAAGACATGGACATCACACACTTAATAAGAGTTATGTTAAATGCAAGTGCAGATGTTGAAGACAATAGACTAGAAGTAATAAGACTAAGAAAAAAAATAAGTAAACTAACTAAAGCATTGGAGGACTAATGAAACTATTTACAAAAGCACAAAGAGATAAGTTAATTAAAAATCATGGAGAGAATGAGAATGCAGAAAAAACTACTGAACATAAGGTAGTAGTAAAACTTTTTAATCCAGTTGGTATTGGTACATGGTACTTAACAGAATTAAATCCATATACTAATGTTGCGTTTGGGTTAGCTGATTTGCATGAAAAAGAAATAGGTTATGTAGATATAGCTGAACTTGAAAACTTAAAACTTCCAATGGGTTTAAAGATTGAGAGAGATAGGTATAGCAAGATAGATAAAACATTAAAGGAGTTATTATAATGAATGATAAAAAAGAATATAACTTTGTAAGTAAACCATATGATAAAACTACTGAACAACTTGATGAAGTTATTGAAAGCAGAGGATATAAGAAAGCAGTTAAAAGTTTTCAAGTTAAATATCCTAAACTTAAAATAGTAGATGTATGGTGGGTTAAAAATGGAATGGAAATATATAAAGAACAGAAACTTCCAATGGGTAGGAAGAAAAAACTAGGAGGATAATGACAATAGAATATGGACTAGGAATGTTATTAGTTGGGTTAATAGCAATAGCAATAGGAGGAACTATAATTTATATAGTAATAAATAAACTGGAGGATAAATGATAAGACTAATAGATATAACAAATGATGATATAAAAAATGGTGTTCAATGTGATAACCATAAATGTGCAATAGCAAGGGCATTGAAGAGAGAATATAAAACAGATGATGTTCATGTTATGGTAGAGGATGACTACCCAAATTTAATAGTTAATAAAAAAGAATTAAATTTTAGATATGAAAATGATGTGTCAGATTTTATTGATTGCTTTGATAATCAAACTGACATGGATTATCCTAGCCCTAAACCATTTACATTGGAGGTAGTTGAGTGAAAGAACTAAAGTTTGAAATGAAGTTAGTAAAAATATTAGAACTATTACATGAACAGAAAACTAGAGTGATAGAAGAGAAACCTATATTATATTCTAGTCTATCAGATATTTATCAGAGAGTAGAAATACTTTATGATACAATTAAAAACAATCAATACACACCAGAATATTATGGTGTTAAGGGTACAATGACTATAGGAACAAACACAGAACAGAAAGGAAACAATGAGTAAACAAATACTACAACCAGAAATTGTTGAAGATAAATCTACAATAAATATTATTGTTAAAAAAGAAACTAATTATGGTAGACATTTATATTATCCAGTTAATAAAGAGGATGAGTGGATAACAATAATACAAAATCAAAAGTCACTAACTCAAAATGATGTGGCTTATTTAAAATCAACTGGAAGATTTACATTTGAAATAGAAAGAGAAGAACTATAATGTACTTTGTAATTTTTAAAAAGAAAAAAGATAAAGATTATAGATTGTTTAATAACACTATATTTTCTGATGAGAAAAAAGCTACAGAGTTTGCTAGAAAAAGTATGAAGAGAACTGAGGAATATAAAGTTGTAGAATATACAACAGAAAACTTAGATGATTATTGGTACACATAATTATATAGATAATAAGATATGTGTAATATTGTTATGATTAATAACCCTAAAGATTATATATATATACTTATACCAAAAATTTATAAGTGTATAACTGAACAACACTAGAACATTATATAGATGTGACAACTTATCTCAGTCTATTGTTGAAACAAAATTCTTGGTTGACAAATTGTTGCCACAATTATATTGTAGACCAGAATAAATAAATATAAACAAAGGAGTAAAATGTATAATAACTTAAATCAAAAATTATCTGACTTACAATCTGGTAATTATTTAATTAAAGTTAAAAGTATCGGAGATAGAAGACCAAATAAATATTACTCAAAGGAATATTTTATGACTGTAAAATATCAAGTTACAGATTTAAATAATCCTAAGAGAAAGTTTGGAGTAATAGTATCTGGTATGGGTGCAAAACCAATTGAATTAAATGTAGATAGAGAATTACATCCTACAAATTATTTTACTTGGGAAAACTTTGATGAAGTTTTATTTAATAGATTATATAAAACTCAAAAAGAAATAAATGAAGAAGGTTATTATAAAAAAGATAGAGATACAGGAAGGGTGGTAGCTTAATGTTAGAAACAAAACATATACAATTAAATCATGAAGAATTTGAGGATGCCTTGCTTGATTATGATTTAATTCTAAGACCAAATGATAAAGGTACTAAGTATATAATATTTGATATATACGATTATAAAAATAAAGATTATATTTTTAGTACAAAAATAAATAGGAGTGGAAATGAAAACAACTAAAGAAATTAAAGACCATTTTAGTAAGGATGAAATAAAAATTCTTATTGAAATCATACGAGGTAGACAAGACTTTGATGTTATGGAAACTGCTATCAGAGATTTTTATTCTGATGAGTATGACCCTAATGAAATCTCTGATGACTATGATAAAGAATACTTATTAGAAAAGTTAGAGTTTGATTTTGAAATGGGAGGAGTAATATGAAAAAGTACAAAGTTATAATTCCAGAAATGGAATTTAATGTCGAAGCTGAAGATGAGAATGACGCAGAGTATCAGACAATTGGTTTGTTTGATTGGGGTAATATAGATATGGAAATAGAGGAGGAGTAATATAATGAGTGAGTATGAATATAAATATATAGAGCAATCAGTTGATGTAAGAGAGTGGAGTATAATTTCACCTAGAAAATTAACTGAAGAAGAAGTAAAAGAAATAGGAATAGATTGGGGTTCATTTACTGAGGGTGAAACTTCTATTGTAGAACATGAAGACTATCCTAAATGTAAAGTTGTTTTCAATGGAACTGAATATGGTGACGATACACAAATAGAAATACAAGGAGATACAGCAGACTAATGGAAAAGAAATATAGAACTAAGGTAAAACCAGATACAAAGACAGTAGGACAATTAGCTATTGAGAAACATTGGAGTGTAGAAGGATTGATAGCTTCATTAAATATAAGACAGGAGGATATAAACAAATGGCAAAAGTTAAACAAGCAATCATAGATGTACAAGAAGAAGTAATGGATATTGTACAAGGTACTACAACACCAAGTCTTCCAGAAGTACAGACTATTTTATTTAAAAAATATTTTATGAAAGATGATACTGGGTATTTTCTAAATGAGAATGTAGTTATAAAAGCATACAACAAAGCAGTATATGAAAAAGAAAACGATGAGGAGTATGATGAGTGTAGATAAGCAAGGAGATTTAAGAATAGATAGTTGGTTAATAAAAATATTCTTAACTAATGGAACAGAGAAAACAATAGTTGAACTACCAGATGAGATAAGTCAATCAATAGATGACTACTTAACAGAGATACAACAGGAGTTAATAACATGGTAAGACTAACACCAGAACATTTTGAAGTAATAGATAGCAATAAAGCTAAGGCACATGAGGATAGAAAAGAAATGAAAAAAGAATTAACAGAGTTTATAGATAAATGTAATAGTTATGAATTACAAAGGATGTACTCAGAGTTTAAAAGATTAAGGAGGGAAGTATGAAAAAGAAAGGTATTACAGAAACAATTAGTGTTGAGATAACTGTAGAGCATTATGGATTTTATCATAGTGATGAACACTTTGGTAATGAACATAAACCTTACAGAGATTGGGTTGTTAAACAAGGTCATGACATTGGAATAAAAAAATGGAGTGAGTATTCATCAGGAATGTGGACAACAGATGTTGAAATGATTGATGATTGGATTGAACAAACTAGTCAACCATATGAAACATTATACTCAGAAAAAAATGATGGTATTTATTTAGTTGATAAAGATTGGAGAAAAAAAATATGAAGTATTGGTTGTGTGAATTTCACGAACAAAATGGTGAAGCTGAATATAAACATAGACATATATACAACGATAAACAATTAGATGATATAGGACATGAGGGTGATGACCATGACTATAGAATATTAAATCATTTCTTTTTTGAAAACATAACTAAGGATGATGAAGAAGGTGGTGGATACTGGACTGGTGATGGATGTAGGATAGTAAGGTTTGATGGAATGACTGAGGTTAAGAAAAAAGATTTTAAAATTATGTCAATGTGTGGTGTTTATTATGTAGGAGATAATATTAGATTAACTTGGAATAAAACTACTGAAAGTTATGATGAATATAGAGAAGAAAAATATAGAGTGAAAGGAGCAAGTACAAAGGTATGACAGAGGACATGATGAAAGAAATACTTGAAGACTGGATGAGTTGGAAGTATGATATTATTGAAATGAATAATTCAGAGTGGACACAAAGGGATGAGAGTAAGTTAGCAATGATAGAAGCTATACTTTTAGAACAACTTAATATAATCAAAGCTAGGGATAGAAGATGAGCAACTTAAATGAAGAACTAATATATGCAACAGCATTTATAGATGCTGAAGGACATATAGAATTTAAAACAAGAGATAAAAAAAATGGAAGAGGTAAGATATATCCATGTAAATCTATTAGAGTTGAAGTTACTAATACAGATTTTAAACCTGTCAAAGATATGATAGATACATTTGGATGTGGATTTATTTCTTATCCTAAGAGAAGATATAAAAAGAATGGCGAGTTAGGTAAACAACAAATAAAATGGGGAGCATCACATAGAGATTGTTATAAAGTTATTAAAATGATTTTACCTTTTTTAAAAACTAAGCAAAGAATAAATGTGTCTAATGAAATAGTAAATTATTATGAGCAAAAAAGTTAGAGTTAACAAAGCAATCTTTGGTAGGAAAGTATTTAACAATAGAGTTGAACTTGAATACTATAGAAAATATCAACAAATAAATTTAGCAAAGGAGTTAGTAGTGGACATACATCAAGCAGTAGGTATAGCTGAGGGTTATATACCAAGTGAGAGTGCAGAGGAAGAATTATTAGCATGGCAAATGTTAATTGATACTGGAGTTTGTTGGAAACTTCAGGGTTGGTTTGGAAGACAAGCTAATTGGTTAATAGAAAATAATATATGTAAAGCAAAGGTAGTAAATTAATGCTTGACTTTTTTTTAAATTAGTGTATAAGGATAATATGTTTTTAAAAAAATTAATAGTAAGATTGCGTATGTGGTATGCTGATATAAGAGGACATCATGGTAAACGATGGAACTATGAACCTTCAGAGTGGTACATGGGCAGACATAATAAAAGGAAAAATAAAAATGGAAAATAAAGAAGTAAAAAAATATGTAGTAATGAGTAAGTTTAAAAATCAAAATAGATTTATGTTAGAAAAACAATTTGTAAATAGACATAGTGCTGACCATTATGCACAACTAATGACTGAAGCTAAAGATTATGCTGACTTAGAATATTTTCTATTTGAGCAAAGTGTAGCTTACAATAATAAAGATACAATGGATGATGATGGTATTCCATTTTAGAAAGGAAATATGGGAAACAATTATAGAAGATTGGACAAAGAAATGTTAACACCAAGACAGTTAAAACTTTTTAAATTTTTAATTGAATATAAAAAACAAAATGAAATTATGCCTAAGTTTGATGAAATGAAAGAACATATGAATGTTAAATCTAAAAATACTATATCTCATATGCTTGGGTATATAGAGTGGAAGGGGTATATTAAAAGACATCCTGCACACGCAAGAGCAATACAAATATTAAAGGAGGTAGCTTGAATAACTCTGAACTTTATCAAATAGAAAAGGATGCTTTTTTAGCAGGTCTATTTGATGCTGATGGTTGTGTTTCTATTTATAACTCTTTAAAGAAAAAATCTAATAAGGTTTATACTGTTCATACTTGTGAAATTTCTATGACCAATGAAGAAGTTATTAATTGGATTAAAGATACTGTTGGGTTTGGTAATATTTTTTATAGAGAAGCACATGAAAAATGGTTAGGTACTAAACCTCAATGGAGATGGAAGGTGTCACATAAAAAAGCTTTAGAGTTTGCTAAAATTATATTACCTTATAGTATTATAAAGAAAGATAAATTAAATAAAATAATAAAACATTACGAAATAAAAAAGGAGATAAGTTAATGCACATAGATAGTTATAAAATTTTTTCATATGGAACAGAATGGAAAAATGGAAAAGAAAGTAAACAAGAAACAATAAGACATATGCTAACATCAGAGGAATGTATTAGAGGTAAAGAACTAATTAGACTTCTTGAACAGTTAGAAGAAACATGGCATGGTGATTATGGAGATAAAGATTGTCATGTTGAAATAACTTTTAAGAAAAGAAAAGACTAAACTAAATACAACTTACAATAGAAAGGCAACACCTTGAATCTCTTTAAACTACTGATATTATTATATAATATTTATTTTTTAGAGAGGTTGTTAAGACAAAAGTTATAATGTATAATAGAGATACTGTCTTTAAAACAAAGACAAATCTTTTATCCAACATAACTTACAGACAGGACATTCAATATGAGTAACAAATTCTTTTTAAAAAAAACATGGGTCAATGTAGATGTATGCGTTGAAGACTATTATAATTCAGGAACTACATTAGAACAAGTTAAAGAGAAAGTAAATTGGAGTCCATATTCAAATATAATTAGTAAAGATGTGAAACATACTAGACATACAGTAGAAGAAATTGATGAAGAAACATTTAAAAATAAAATCAAGAAATCCGATAGCGAAAAATCTACTAACAAGAAAGTTTCATTCGAGGATTATAAAGAAGAATAAAAAGTCTTTGTTACAAAAGGTGTTTGATAAAATGAAATATGATATTGAATAACGATACAGGAAATATTCTAAGTCAAGGCGAAGGAAGAGCAATAACATCTGAAGTATTATTATATAGAAGTGTTATTGTTAGAGCAATTATGGATGCATTGGATATTGATATTCATGCATGGGGTAATAAAAGAAAAGAAATAATACAAGAAGCTAGGGCTTGGTTTTCAAAAACAGACTCACATTTCTGTGAGATATGCGACTACGCAAATTTAGAACCTACATTTATAATCAGAAAGTTTAAACAATTACACAAAGCTAATGCTAAAAAATTATTTAAGAATAAAAATATTCATAAATTTTTAACGCATTATATTTGTAGCTTTCATCAACAGGAACAATATTAATGTCAACAGGAAAAAATACTAAGTTTGATTTAGACTTAGAGTATGGACAAATAAGAGAGAAAAGAGTAGCTGACTTACTTAAAGGAAGTAAGGTAGAAATTAAAACTGAAAGGAGTTGGTGGAGAAAGACAGGTAATATTGCTATTGAGTATGAATACAGAAATAAACCATCTGGTATAGATAAGACAGAATCTAAATGGTGGTTTCATATATTAGAACTTAGTGGTAAAGAACATTGTATGTTAGTCTTCAGAGTATCAAGACTAAAGAAGATAGTTAAGAAATATAAAAAAACACATACTAAAAATATAGGAGATTATAGAGCATCTAAATGTGTAGTAATCCCAATAGTAGAATTATTTAATGAAGGATGTTACGCAATATAAATATGACTGAGAAAGCTTTACTTACAGAATATAAATCTACAATCTCTGATTTAACAAAAGAGAAACAGGAATTGAATGATATTATTATTCAAAAGGATAGCAAGATTAAAAAAATTCTAATACAATTAGAACAGGCTAATTCTGATATTCAATCTATGGGTTCTAAGATAGGTGAACTTCAGGAAAAGCTAAACAAGAAACAAACTATTAAATTAAACATTGATAAAAAAATAGAGGAAATACTTGAAAAAAAAGATGAACCAAGTGTTGACAACGATGATTAAATTTGATAGTAAAACAATAACAATTAACAATTATAACAAAGGAAATACATATGGCAATAATTGAAGGCACAGCTTACTGGGCTTCTCTGACACGACCAAACGAAAAGTTTGAACCTATGTGGAGAATTGATTTAGCAGTAGACGACAAGTCAGCTAATGAACTTAAAGAACAAGGCATAGCACTTGGCGAAACTACTATAGATGAAAAGACTATTCCTAATATAGTAAGATTCAAAAGAAAAGTACAGAAGGCTAATGGTGATAAAAATACTCAACCACAATTAGTAGATGCTTCTAAGAATCCACTAGATAAAATAGTAGGTAATGGAAGTAAAGTAAAAGTAATGTACAAACCATACGAATGGAACTTCAAAGGTAAGAAGGGAATGGGTTTAGACTTACAAGCTGTACAAGTCATTGACTTAGTCGAGTATACACCTAAAGAAGATTTTGAAGTAGAAAATTCTTCAAGTGGTGTTGACATCAAGGATGATTTTTAGTACTATCCAACTGTAGAAATGAAATGTGTTTTTCATTTTTTCTTACTCCGAGGGGGTGGCGAGAAATTGCCACTCCTTTTTTTTGGACTTAATTAAAATTAATGAGGGCGACAATGGAAGAAATAAATAAAAAAGGTTTTGTAAAATATCACCTACCTTGTCCACTATGTTCAAGTAGTGACGCAGTATCTGTTAACGCAGACAATTCAGCTTATTGTTTTTCATGTCAACAATTTATAAAGGAATACGATATGGAATTACAACCAACAATAACACAAAGTAAAAACGAATATGAAGTAAAAGACTTCATGAAAGATTCTAACTATGCAGAAATTATAGATAGAAATATTTCTGAAGACACCTGTAAAAAGTTTGGTGTTACAGTTAAGATGGATAACATGGGTAATATTATTAGTCATTATTATCCTTATCATGATACTCAAGGTGCAAAGATTGCAACTAAGACTAGGTATACTAAGCTAAAAGAATTTAGTATACAAGGTAACACAAAAGATTCTGGCTTGTTTGGTCAACATCTTTTTTCTAAAAATAAATACTGTATAATTACAGAGGGAGAGTTAGATGCTCTATCATCTTATCAGATGATGTTGAAAGGAACATACCACACTCCAGTTGTAAGTATTAAGAATGGAATATCTTCAGCAGTTAAAGATATTAAATCAAGTTTAGAATGGTTAGAAAATAATTTTGATAACATCGTTATAAATTTTGATAATGATGAGCATGGTAGAGAAGGTGCAATGAAAGTTGCAGAATTATTCTCTCCAGGAAAATGTAAGATAATGCATTTACCTGAAGGATTAAAAGATGCTTCAGATTGTTTAACACAAAACAAAATACAAATATATAATAAAACATTTTGGGATGCTAAAGTATTTGCACCAGATGGAATTATAAATGCTAATACATTATTAGATGATGTACTAAAACCTATCACTAAATCATTTGTTCAATATCCATTTGAAGGATTAAATAAAATTACATATGGTTTAAGACCTGCAGAATTAGTAACATTTACAGCAGGGTCTGGACTAGGTAAGACACAAGTAATGAGAGAAGTAGTACACCATATTATAAAATCAACTAAAGATAATATTGGTTTGTTAATGTTAGAAGAAACACCAGTCATAACTTCTAAAGGTTTGATGAGTGTTGAAGCTAATCAAAGATTACATTTACCAGATGTTCATGTTAGTAAAGAAGAAATGAAAACTTACTTTGATGCAACAGTAGGTACTGGTAGAGTATTTATGTTTGACCATTTTGGTTCTAACTCGATTGATAATATTGTTTCAAGAGTTAGATTTTTAGCTAAAGGTTTAGATTGTAAGTATGTGGTAATTGACCATATAAGTATTATTGTATCTGACCAACAACATGGTGATGAAAGAAGAGCATTGGATGAGATTATGACTAGACTTAGAACACTTGTTCAAGAGACAGGAGTATCTATGATAGTTGTATCACACCTTAGAAGACCTGAAGGTAAAGGTCATGAAGAAGGAGCATCAACTTCATTATCACAATTAAGAGGTTCGGCTAGTATAGGACAGCTAAGTGACATGGTTATTGGGCTTGAGAGAGACGCACAGAACGATGACCCTGATATTCGTAATACTACTAGGATAAGAGTATTAAAGAATAGATTCTCTGGTATTACAGGACCTTGTTGTGATTTAAAATATGATATAGATACTGGTAGACTTAATGAGGTAAAGTCTGATGACTTTTAATAAAGTTGTATTTGATATAGAAACAACCATGACTGCTGATAAGATATGGTGTATTGTTTGTAAACATGGCGATACTTATTATCAGTTTAAAGAAGATAGGTTACATAGGTTTGCTGAACTAATAAAGCAAACTGATGAAGTTATAGGTCATAATATAATTGGATTTGATATACCAGTAGTCAATACAATATTTGGTTATGATGTGTTTGCTAATTGTAAAGTAACTGATACTTTAGTTTTATCTAGATTATTAAATCCTATGATAGAAGGTGGACACTCATTAAAAAATTGGGGTACTAAGTTAGGTCAAAACAAAATACACTTTGAACAGTTTGATTATTTCTCAGAAGATATGTTAACCTATTGTAGAAATGATGTTGAACTAACTGAAAGACTTTACAAATTTTTAATTAATAAAACAAAAGACTTTGGTCAATCAGTTGAACTTGAACATAAGGTTGCACAAATAATTCAGAAACAACATGAACGAGGATTTAAAATTAATGTTGTTGAAGCATATGAATTACAATCTAAGTTTCAAGAAGATATGAATAACTTAACTTCTAAAGTTAGAGAAACTTTTCCTCCATTAAAAATAGAAGAAGAGTTTATACCTAAGTCTAATAACAAAGCAAGAGGATATGTGAAGGGTGTACCTTTCACTAAAGTTAAATACAAAGAATTTAATTTAGGTTCAAGGCAACAGATTGCTGAACGATTAGTTATGCTTGGAT